CATCTTCAAAAAGCACGCCATTTGAATCCTCTTTCCATCCAAGGATGTCTTTTTTAAAGGTGTCTGGAAGTAAAGCCACTTCTAGGCTGCCGTCATAGCCTTGATTTGTTTCTGCAACAAAATAGCCGAAGTCATCGGCGTAAAACTCAACTTTGTCGCCTTTTGGATTCGCGGTCAAAGTCACCGCGCCTGGAATTTTGACAGGCGTTCCATATGTTACTACGCCTGCGGCTATTGTCACAGGTGCGTAATGTACGTTCTTAAGGCCATACTTAATCTTATTCTGGCTCATTTGATTCCTCCTCGCTTATGATCCACTGGATATCATACGTAGTAAGAAACAGGCGTTCCGATTCGATGTAGACTTCATCCTTTTCATAGATGATCTCATTCGCTTCGAAAGCCTGTTCCAATTTTTTTTGTGCTGCTTCATCTTTTTCATCTGTGTAAAGCTCAATGCGATATTGACCAATTTTTAAATACTCGATGTTGTCGGCCAAAAACGACGAAGTGCTTGATAAAAGATAAGCTATGAATGGTGTTTTAGGTTTTTCTTTAAAGTCTGAGTAGGCGACTTCGAATTCTGTCGAATCGAGAATTTCTACCAATTTCAATTCACCCATTCTTGATTGCCTCCTCTACATTTTTCGAGAATCTGTCGATAACATTTTTCTCAGTAATTTTCGCATGTGGATAGCTTTTAGTGCGCTTTCCAGACCTAGTCAAATGACCATTTTCAAGAAGATGAGTAAGCCTATAGTTCGGCTTTTTGGAGTAAATGGTGTTAGTGTTTGCCGCGCCCATTTTCTTTGCATTTATTGGAGCTTTGTCCTCTTTTGTGCTCCATGACTTATTGTATTTTGTCCTAGTGCCTCTTGTTCTCTTACTGTTCGGACTGATACGTTTAAGCTCTTTCGCGCCTTCTTTTGCAATTTTTTTACCCTCATCGTTCATGATTTGAATGACTTCGTCATTGTAGTCTTCGAGCAGTTTGGAAACAGTGTCTGCAAGTTGCTTCGCATTAATTTTGATAGCCATCTTACACCTTCGCTTTCGCTGATACGATTATCCATAAGCTGTTTGGGATTGTGTCGATGTCTATGATATCGTAAATTGCAAACTCATCGTCGTCTTGTTTGAGTTTTAGTCGGTAATCCACTGCATTAAGTTTGCTGGTGATGGTGCATTTTCGCATTTTGAATTTGACCGTCTTTTCTTCACCAAGACTTTTCGCAGCGTAGTATTCTTTCCCAAAAAGCTTATTCACTTGAGCCCAAACGGTGTCTTCGCCCGTCCACACTTCTTTTTGGACCTTCTTCTCGCTCGTTTCAACTGTACGCTTTTCCACATACACTTTGGTGTCTAGGACGGTTCCAACATCCTTCATTGCGTTTTTTTTATCCCTCACTCAGCATCACCTCTACTGCTTTATCAAGTTGTAGTCGTAGGATTTCACTTTTGAAGTTTTCTTCGAAGTACTCGCTTGCATTGTTGTGAATGTACCTACACAAATCCAATAGCAGCTGTTCGATATCAGGATCTTCAAAATCCAAGTCAACACCCACCAGTTTGTTGAGCCTAGACTTTGCCCTTGCGATGACTCTGCCTAACTCCTCATCCCCTGCGCTTTTCAAGTATTCTTTTACTTTTTCAAGCGTTGTCATTTCCGGTGTTGTTGTTTCTGACATGTCATCACCTACTTCTTGGGTTTACGTGGTGTCGTTTTTTTGGGCTCTACTGCTGCAGGCGGTTCTTCTGCATGCGGTTCTTCTGCAGGCGGTTCTTCTGCAGGTGGTTCTTCTGCAGGCGGTTCTTCTGCAGGCGGTTCTTCTGCAGATGGTTCTTCTGCAGGTGGTTCTTGATTGTTCTCTTGCTCTTCGTCGAGATCTTCTGCACGCTCCAAAAAAATGCCAAGAAAGGTCGAGTTGATTTCCTCGAACCTCTCGTCTGACATTTTTATAATTTCGCCCGGTTTCCTATAGCGTTTGGAGTTTTTGTCTCGATAGAGCTTCACTACTCTCGCTCTCATCGTCTACCTCCTATACTTCAGATACTTCGCCCATTTCTGAGATGTCGAATACCAGGAAGCTGTCGTTGTCTACAGGCTTTCCGTTTGCGTATTGTTTTGCAATGTAAGTTCTCTCGTCATCAAGAAACTTGTAATGATCTGAAAACTCGATTTTCTGTGTGGATCCAACGCCAAAGAAGTAGTCTTTTCCCATGCCTGCAATAAGCGTACCTTTTTCTACCGCAACTGACTGAATTACTGTTGCAGGAATTGGAAGGACGCCATGCACATACGTGCCTGTAGCACTTAAGAAAGTAGTTGCAGGGAAGATTTTTTCCCAGTAATCAACTGGATTGACGATAATCAACACTTTTGGAACCGCTCTTTTGCCATCTTTAGTGAGAGGCGCCATAACTTCTTTTCCAAGTGTTTTAGGGTCCAAATCCAATAGAGCTACCGCAGTTTTATCGACATATCCTGTAACAGGATCAAACGCAGCTGAAAGGTTTTTGATCATTCCAATTGGCTGATCTACGCCTGAACCTTTTACAGCCGCAAGTTCGATTGCAACAGACATTGATTCTGCCAATACTGTTCTCACAAACTTGTCTAACCATGCAGGACCTAAATCTAGCATTGACTTTGAAACTGGCATGTAAGCACTTAGCTTGAAAAGTTCTGTTTTGACTTTTTTGAAAGCTACTTCAAGTTTCTTTTCGATAGCGGCAGTCAGCTTTCCCCACCATGCAGCTTCTGCATCATTTTCTCTTGTGATCCATTCAGTTACACCAGTTGTGTTTGTGAAAGCAATCTCTGACAAAAGAGGATGGTTAGCTTTAAGATCTTCGAAAACTCTGTCGAAAATCGTTGGTGGCATCAATTGCTCTGCTCCTGCAAATCCGCCTGCAGTGATAACTTCGTTGTAGTACTTTTGCTCATCAGCGGTTAATACAGACAAACCTCTTTGAGCAAGGACTTGCTGATCATTAAGTGCAATGTTGCCGATTGCTTTTGCTTCTTTGAGAATTCTATTTTCGATTTCTCTTGCAATCTCGACCTGAACCTTTGCAAACGCTTCCGGATCAGCCGACTCGAGTGCGTTCTTGATTTTCGTCTGCATTTCTGCATCGAATGTGTCTGGGTTGCTCATAGCAAACAACTGCAGTTCAAAATTTCTGATGACTCTATTTTTCATGATACTCCTCCTTGAATTTAAACATATTAAAAAAAGCAGCCTTATACTCTGCTTTAGTTTCAGGTTTTCTGTACTTTGCAAGGATGCTCTCCTTGGTGTTGTTTTGTGCGACTGGCTCATCTTCGATAACTTTCGTGCAAAATCCTAACTCTACACACTCAGAAGCGGTCAGCCACGTTTCATTTGCCAAAAGATCAGATAGTTCCTCTTTTGTGCCGACAAACTTTGTTTCATACGATGCCATTACTGCTTCGTCCATCTTGTCGAGATCTGCTGCTGATTTTCTAAGTTCATCAGCATTGCCGACAGCGATGGTCCAAGCTTTGTGAATCATCTGCATCGCATTTTTAGGCATATATACATTCTTGCCTGCTGCAGCAACAATTGATGCGCCGCTACCAGCTAGCCCGTCAATATAGATGTCCACCTCGCCCTGGTATTGCTTGAGCAAGTTGTGAATCGCGATAGACTCGAAAACGTCGCCACCTCCTGAGTTGATGTGGATATCTATATCTTTTCCGCTTATAGATTCAAGCTTGTTTCTCACTTTGTTAGCTGAAATAAACTCTCCATCTTCTTCCCATGGATACGCTTTGCGAATCGTTCCATACAAGTACATTTTCGCTCGTACATCAGTTGCTTCGTTTTTGACTTCGAACATGTTTTCGATCTTAACCTTTTCCACTGTCTCCACCTCCTTTCAATTCCAATAGTCTTTGATAATTCTTTGTGACGAATCGTTCATTTGCCCAAACTTCGTCAATTTCCTCCAAGCCGAGAATTCTCAAATTGTCGTTTATCGAATGTGCGCCAATCCTGAATAAGACATCAAGTGAGTTAGCGATGTCTTTGATTTCGACAACCTTGACTCTGCTTGTATCGATTTTCAAGAAGGTGCGATTCGTGTATGCTTTTTGACCGTATAGCTTTCGATTTATCTCATTGGCAAGGATTTCAGTATAGAAAGTAAGACAGAACGTTAAAAAATTGTTTACCGCTTGATCTGTGGAGGCCACATTTCCTTTTAGCAGCTGCGGTGGAATCTGCATCGATATTCCAGTAAAATCGAAGATATCGTCAATAAAAGCTCTGATATCACGCCCATCTGTAGAAGAGTTTTTCCCATACTCTTGATTAAGCTCTTCATAATCAAGCCCATTCGTCATTGGCATGACCGAACCGCCCTCTGCTTCGAAGAATGTCTTGAATCTTTTTTCCAGTAGTTCAGTTAATTCTTTGGTTGCCTTTTCAGTGGTCGGATAGCTAGTTGGAACTTTTAGTTTTCCTCTAAAAGCACCTTTCCTCTTGTAACGTAACTGACCGGCGGTTATCAATTTTCCATAAGACGAGTAAATTCCATCGATGAGTTTCTTACTGTGTTCGTCAGTCATTCTGAATACAAACACTTCACTCTCTTTGAACGTTTTTTTGTCAAACACAAAGTCGCCTATCTTCACGTTTCTGTATTCGTTCTCGTAGAGCGCAAATGGTTTTTCATCAAAAGAATCCGCGACGTAATACATACCGTTACTTTGAACGACCAGGCATTTTCTTTCATTGACCATCTTCCAGATGACTTTGCCCCAAAAGTATTGAGCACTTTCGTTCTGATTGGGCTCTACATTGAACCGATAGTAGTTTTTGCTTTTTTTCTGTTTGCCCTCAACAAATGTCTGGAACTCGCATTTTGCAATCGAATTCGATATCAAGCCGATCGCTGCTCCTATGGCCATCTCCTTGATCACGAGTTCTGCTGTGAGTTGAGCGCTCACAGTATCATTCAAATTAAAAGTTCCATCTTTGTTGAATAGGCCGAGGAACCAATCCCATATGGCCATCTTTTACCTCCTAGTATGTGTATACGCCGAGTGATAAAAACTCGCCTTGCTCGACAAGTTCATCATCTGCACTCATTGCGTGCAAAAAGCAAAAGAACCCATCAGTTTTTCTCTTGATTGGTTCTATCTTGTGGTATGATTTATTGCCTTTTTTATCTGTTTGAACATAGCAATTGTTGGTGTACCAGCGCATCAGCTTGTCATCGCCAAATACCAGGGTCCTATCCGCAAACATTTTGGTGATCAGCGGATGAAGCTTGTTGTGAGTGATGTATCCTGATGGTATTCCCTCTAAAGTGATTCCCTCTGCTTCGAACTCCTTTTTAACTGCAGAGAATCTGTACCGGTCCGCAACTACCTTTTTGATATTGAACGTTTCAGCTTGTTCCTTAAACCAACTTACAATCACTTCTCCTGGTATGATCGGCACATCTTTTATGATCGTGGCCAGTTCCAGCTCCACTGCCTCATCGATGTCTATGTTGAACTTCGTGGTCATTATGCTTTTTTCATGGATGAAAGTGTGTTGCTTGAAATATCGCTTGCCATCTTTCTTGAACAATAGCCCTACTGTGCAGAAATCTTTTAAGTCCGCAAAGTCGAGAGCGCCTATACATTCATAACCGGTAAAATCTTCAAAAGGCTGATTCGTGTCTTTGATTTCTTGCCAATCCGCAACCGCTTTGGCTTCATTGGTTTTCGGAATATTCATTCTCTTAGTCAGGAAAGCTGCTTTGAGTTCCGAGTTATAAAGCATATTTAGATACTGCTTCATCATGATATTTTTAAGAACTGGATCGAACTCTATTCTTGGTACCGCTTTCTCCCAATTTGAGGGATCATTGACTTCCTTTTCGTCGTCCAGTTTGAACATGAATGGGAAGAATCCATTGTGAGCATCTTCACCTTCGAGTACTCGCCTTGCTTTTTCTTTTAGATCATCTAGCACAGATTCTCTTACGGATCCATCTGTAGTGATGTAGAAAACCCTTGGCTTACCGACCTTGCCAAGTCCGCCAATGTGAACGTTTATGTTCTCATAATTCATATATTCGTGGACTTCGTCAAAGATTATCGCTCCCGGTCTGCCGCCATCATGCGTTTTTGCATTTGACGTACAGTAGGCAATGCGTGAATTTGTCTTGTTGTGTTTGATTGAGACTTTGGTCAGGCTAAAAGATTTCCTCAGCTTCGCATTGTCTTTGATAACATCATAAACTTCAAAGAAGCTTGTACTTGACTGCTTCTCTGATGTGGCCACGATGTCGACATCGTACTTTTTAACGCCATTCTTGCTGCTTATGAAATAAAATCCCAGTGTGGATATCAATCCGTTTTTTCCAGTTCCCCGTCCTGAGTAGAAGAAGAACTCGTTAAACACGAGAGATCCATCTGTATAGTAAATGCCTGTAACTACGGCATAAAAGAACTTTTGAAAATGAACCAGCTTGAACGGAAAGTACTTTTCAACGAGCGATACTGCGTCGTAAATTTCATCACTTCTAATGTGGACGTCGGGCCGGTCTAGCTCTTTTTTTAGGAACTTGACTAGCTGCTTTTGCTCTTTACACGTTTTGACCTCGCCAGTTTCGACGAGTCTAAACCATTCATCAATGTATTCGTGATATTTATACGTCTTCGGTATCATCATCGATGTCCACCGGCAAGTCAGCTGCTCTTATTCCTAAATCTCCAAGAAGCTTGAGCATTTGCTGATTGACTTTGAGCAGCTCAGACACGCTCTCGTTCTTTTTGAAACCCTCTTGACCGCCGCCGTTATTATACTTAACCGAAACACCGCGTGTTACGATGTCCTCGATTAGCTTATTTTTGATATCCCATAGAGACATATAGTCTGAAAGTAGGTCTTTGTAATGAGCATGAGTATGGAGTTTCTTTTCTTTAAGCTGTTGATCGAGTGCCCATTTTATTTGACCTCTTTTAGTCGGTTTCTTTTTGCCCATACACCCACCCCCCCTCATGTGAAAAAATCAAAAAATCTGGACAGCAACCTCCCTATGCCGTTCCCTTGGGTTTCTCTTTTTGTCGCTTTTTTTGACCCGGGGGGTTACTCCCAACGCTCTTTGTTGGTGAATTTCGGCTTGACTTCGTTAAATAACTTTTCAGGATGTTCGATATTGTGACACCCATCGCACAAAGATTCGAGGTTGTCGTCATCCAATGCCAACTCAGGATAATCTCTTAGGTGTTTCTTGTGGTGAACGCACGTAGCTTTCGCATACTTTCCTTGGCGCTTGTGACTTTGGCATTCATTGTTGTCTCTTCTGAGAATCTCCGCTCTCTTTATTATCCATTCTTTAGATGCATAGAACCGCTTTACATCCCCACACTTTATGGCTATGAGCAGTCTCTTAGGTATGATACTCATTATTTAAGATTTCCACAGACTACACACGTCTCACTACGCGTATGAGCGCCACACCAGCCGCATACCCTTAAATTTTCCAGGTCGTATTTACTGCAGTTCTTAATAGCGTTATCACCGCAGTAGCACGCATGGCATCTGTCACAGTCTGCCCTATATTCACATTCATGACATGTACATTTATCACACATAGAATCACCTGTATTTGTAAACCTTTCTTTGTTTGCGTAACTTCTTAACGTTGTTTCGATATCGTTCCTTGTGACGTTCTTCTTTAAGACTCAATAGTTCTTCATTGCTGAATAATCTCTTAGCAGATACAAAGTAATGCAGTGATGTTGGCATGATGCCTTCATCGATTAGATTTAAAAACTTATCCATAGCACTTTTGGTTTTGAAGTGTGCATGAGGATTTCCTGTTTTTATTTCATATCTCCATATCTGCCAATCCTTTGAATGGTTTATGATCAGTTCGCCTTCAAACAATCTCTCACCACCTTGTGGTGCTCTATGCGTCACGCGCTCACAGACTAAGAGCCGAGCCTGGCGAATTCCATCCGCATCCGGAGATTTGGACATAAAGAAAGCCACTTGAGACTTTTCTCAAATGGCATCCTTTTACACTTGTATTATATCATCATATTGTGTCCGCTTTCATTCGGTCTTTTTCACTGCATACCAGCCTGAGTGTCGAAGCGTGAATCTGATGTGTCTGTGTCCAGCTGTAGCTCATCTCTACAGCAATCTGCTCCCAAGATTTAAAATGTATGTACCTCAGTCGCATTAACAGCTTCTCTCGTTCTGGAAGTGGCTCGATGGCATTCTCGATATCAGACAGCAGAATGTAAGCTTGATTAAGCTTTTCTGCTATCATCTGTTCAGTGTCCATTATCAAGGCTACTAGACTTGATACTTTGTCTTTGTCGCCTTTACTCTTCGGCATGTCCGAGAGAGTTGGTGATTGGCATTCAGCTTTCATCCTAATTTCCGCAAGAGTCGATTCGAGCGACTCGATGTTCTTTCGAACCCACTTATACTCTTTAAGCTTTGCTTTCGTCAAATTGTCCCCCTGTTCCTCTAAAGGTCTCTAGTCTTTGTTTATGTCCAGCATTTTGGGTTTCTGGTCTATTGAAGCATATTGCCTGCAATGCAACTCTGATCATCACAGCAGCCTTGTGAGTCGTAAAGCATTTCTTTGTACCGCAGTTTCTGATACTCTGTCTGGGATACAATCACATGCGACTGGCCGTACTTGATGTTGCAGCTTGTACATATGTGCTCGCCATCTTTAGTGATTGCTCCACATCCTAAACAGTGATTCATATCATCCCTCCTCTAAAATGGCACATCGTCATCGTCTTCGATGGTCTGGAAGTCTTCGAAGCTTCCTGTGCCGAAACTGAAATCATCGTTTGATTGATTTGGCTTCTCGCCCCACTCTAGGAACTCCACTCTATTCGCCAGTACTTCAGTGGTGTATCTCGTTTCGCCTGAGTTGGTTTTGTAACTACCTGTTTGAATGGATCCATTCACTGCAAACAATTTGCCTTTAGACACATATTGAGATAGATTCTCTGCCTGCTTGCCCCATACGACTATGCGGACGAAGTCTGCTGTTGGTTTTCCTTGAGCTTCAAACTCCGCTCTCTTCTCTCTAGTCAAACCTTTATCTATGGCCATGGTTACATTGGCTACCGCCATGCCGCTACCTGGTACGAATCTTAGTTTAGGATCGTTTGCTGCACGACCTATTAATATTACTGTATTCAAGTAATGCCTCCTTCAAATTCTTGCTCTTCTAACTTTTTTTGCATTTCATCATAAGCTTTAATGATTCGGTTATATGCATTTCCTTTAGAGATATCTCCATCTTCCACTTTGTCTTTTGCCCACTCGATTGCACCTAAAAAGATTTTAACCTCATCAATCTCAGTTACCTTCACTACCGCTGTTAACTCCATTTCTATTCCTCGCTTTCAATTTGTCTTTTGATTGCTCCTGCTTCACCAGCTATTATCCCCTGTCCCAACGCTTCTCCAATGCATCTTGCACAATCTAAAATTTCATTTGTTCTCTCAATACATTCAATCCACAGTTTGATATCTTTGGCAAGGATTCTGTTATCAGTGACTTCTGCGTATCGCTTCAAAGCTTCTATGGCAGCTTTGTCTTTGTATGGTCTCAGAACAAAGCAGTTATAAACAGAAGAGCCATCATCAACTTTGAAAACATCGTATTTCACTTTTAATCCGTCCATCAATTGACCTCGCTCTCGGTATAGAACCAGACTCGCTTTATGGACATGCACACATAACCATCTGCAAGACCAAGCCCTTTGTGGATATACATGACTTTGATGAACATGTCATGACCAGTATACTCTTCAGTGACTTCGTCGATAACTTTTAGGAGAAGAATATCTCCAACTTCAAAACCTCTATCGTTCTTTCTAATTTCAAAAGACTTGTCGTTCACCCGAATGTCGTTGAAGTAATTCTGTTTGATCTTAAGCTCGTGAACTTTCATTACTGTCCTCGCTTTCTAAATTGGTTCATTGAACAAACCTTTTAAAGCTTGCGTTGGTACTATATAAACGGTTTTATCGCCTTCATTGCCATCAAGCGTGATTAAAACGCTATCGCCGCCTTTGTCAATCGCTCTTTGAAGTAGTAGTTTTTCACGCTTGTATTCTTTTGGCGACTCAGCAACTACGCCTTCAGTGATCATTCTTGCGTATTTCATCAATCGCCCTCGCTTTCTCTCGTTTCATCGCCCCAATAATAACCCATCGCTTTTCCTTTTGTGTCTAAGAATTGGATTTCGTTCGGGTAACATTCGTGCACCGTGCCGTCATCTACATATTCAATGATACCTAGCGTTTTCTTAACTTCGCCACCTTTGTGACCGCCTACCATTGCAGAAGGCATTAACACGTCGCTTACTTCCGACCACCTATGAAAGAATGCGTTTTTCCCCTTTACTTTGCATTGTCGTACCGCATATTCAATTTCCACTCTTGGTTCATAACCTGCCATCACTCACCCTCGCTTTCACCAAGTCTTAACATGCTCTTTCCCACATCGTCTGCATTCCCACTTGTTGTGAGAATGAGGGATGAAGTACTTCGTCGCTACTGCTTTCATGCCTTTCATTGTTAATTTGAAGCCTTTTAATTGTTTAAATAATGCATCACATGAACATGTGTTTACTGATTCCATCGCAACCTCCTAATCCTAATCTCCACTTAATAACCTAATGAGCGTGAACATCTTGCTTGTCTTGCTGTTGCCTCTCAGCGCTCTGAATATGTACTCGTTTACATTGCGCCTTGCTTCTGTTCTGGTCATGCGTTTCTCTTTTGGTGGCAATTTACCTTCCTTGGCTAGAATCGCCGTTTGATTATGCTTGTGTTGGCCCATATGACTTCCCTCATCTCAATATCAGCATGTTAAGCTTGATGATCACAGAAATGAACACTGATGCAGCTCCCAAAATGATTATCGCGGTCAATACTGCAGTTATAATTTCGTTCGCCTTTTTCTTCATGCTCTGCTACCCCTTTCAGCAATCTTCCATAGCCGCTTGATATTCTTCTTCGCAACACGCTTTTTCTTGCTGTGTGCCAGACTTACCAGTTTTGGATTCTCTCTGAGAGCTTTATTGAGGGCTATAGCTTTCTTGATCACTTGAGATATTCTGATAAAAGCTTCTCTAAGTCTTTCCCACACAGCCCTCGCTAAGTTAACTAGCGCTTCTTTGAAGTTCTTCCACTCTTGGCTTTCTGCGAGTTGATTAATGGCGTTTATTGCCTGATCGCTGAAACTCGTTTTGATTTCATCTTCCATCCGCTTCCGCCTTTCTTGCCCTGTATTCAACCAGGTAATCCTTGCAGTCATCACATTGAGAAAATCCGTCTTTGGTTTTGTCTTTTCCGCACCTGGTGCACTGGCCACGATTCATTCGGTTCTCTCTGAGCCTTTTCATATAGACTGCATCTCTTGTCATGATTTCACCTCATACATCAAGAACAGGCCAACTTTGAACGGTAGATGCTCTGGCTCGAGCAGCTGTATCTTCTCCCATTCGCTATTTGTGATTTCCGTGTCCTTTTCTGTCATTTCCGACAGTTTCGCCTTAACCTCCTCGAATGTGCCTTTATACCTTCCGTGTTTGTTGTAGTTTTCAAGAGCGTACTCAGCCAATGAACTTCATCCTCCCTCCGCTGCCACATTTGCATTTTCTTTTGTGGTACTGCTCGCCATTTTTTGACTTCTCTTCATCGATTGGCATTTCTGTTTTGCACTTTGTACAGATGTATATCATTCCACGCATTGGATCCGGTTTCTTCATGCTTCCCCCTAGTTGGTTACGATTTCTATAATTTCTTCTGATACTCCGTTTGAGTCTACGCCCTTCACATATTCAATTTTTATAATGTCCATTCCGTTTACGATTGCTTCAACCGCGTCTGGATCATCAGCTTTCATGCGTAACATTCTCAGATAATCCTCTGCATCTTTTGCTAGCATCCGTGTCACCTCCTTCTAATAATCTCTTGACCGTAATCGCGGTCAATTCATCAGTCCATATGCCCTTGCCGTTTTGAAGGGCATATGCGAACTCTTGATTTGCACCATCACTATCTTTCCAATTTCCGAACAATAGGATCATGTCGCACACATCTATCATCGCCTTGCAGATGTGCATATATTCGCTATGCTCGAATCCCGGATATGGAAGCACCGCCGGATTCATTACGATGTATCCCATTTCCTGCAGCTCTTTTTCTTTGGCCGTGAACTTATCTCTATACGTCTCTTCTTCGCCTGTTATTTTGCTTGCAATGTAAATCTTGATTTCATTCACAGATAGTTCCTCCCGAATATCTCAAGGAAGCTCAAGTGCCGATTCTCCCTTTCGAATTTCTGTTGCATTAGCATTTGAAGATATCGATTATAATCCTGGCTTGGCTCTCTTTGCACGTAATCATGGCAATCAGGAAGGCACAGTGGCACGCTCAGGCCATACTTCTCTGAAATTCGCTTATACTTGTTGCCCATGAGTGGTTCATGCTTTGACATCGTTACATATGGTTTAGATCTTCCGCACCTGAAGCATGTTCCGGGCGTCATCTTTGGCAAATCATCTTCCGGAAGAGCATTAAAGCACATGAAGCAAGTTTGCTGCCCCTCCGGAATGATTTCGCCACAGCTGACACATCTATCAGCGTCCATCATCGCCTCCGATTTGTTTGACCAGATGCCAATTCTCCTCAATCCAATATAGCCACTTCATGTCTATTAACGACCATTCGTCTAGCTTTTCGTTAATTGCAATTTTTTCAGCTTGCAGCTCCATGATCACAACTTCGTTTGATGCTGCCATATTGTAAAGCTCTGTTTGCTCTGTGGATAGCTTGGCCATTAGGTCGTCCTTTTCCAGTTTGTCCACAATTAACATCAGCAGTATAACTATTGCTATCAAGCAAAGTACTATATCTCTTTTGCTCATCTTCCCCCTCTTTTCCTCTAAAAAATGTGTTTACTATGCCTTACATCTATTCCCCTTCTTTGATGATCAGCTTCTCCATCACTTTATTGAATGCATCTTTGTATTTCTCATACACAGCTGCATCACGTTCCTTGATGTTGGCTAGAGTGGCGAATAGGTCGTTCGACAATTTCACGATAAGGTCGAATGTCGCTTTAAATTTGATCGTGTCCTCGCCCATGGCCAGCTTGGTCCGCATTTTATCCATTTCTTCTGTCACTTCTTTTGGGATGACCTCTTTCTCAATTTCTACAGTAGTGACTTTCGCGCGTTCTTCCTGAAGACTTAGCTTGAGTTTGTCTACCTCAGCCTTTGATTCGCTAAGCTGCTTCTCTACTTTTTTCAGCTCTTCAGGTTTAACACTTTTCGCCTTTAGATCATCAAACTTTTTCTGAAGCTCTTCTGTTGCGATGATTTTCTTGTTGAGGTTTTCTTTTTCCTCATAAAGCTTATCTATCGATTCGAGTAGTTTCTTTTTTTCTTCCTCGATGGCCAACTTTTCTGCTATGGCTTCCTCTAAAGCCCTCGTGGACATGCTTGTCACATCGTTATCTTCCAAGAAGGTTTCGCGTTCTTCCGAATCTAGCTTAAGCATTGCAATAGCCTGTGTGTAGGACAAATTCGCAAACGATTGCGTATTTGAATTTTCAGTGCTTTCGATGAATTTTTCGTTATATTCTTCATAGATTTTGATAAGGTTCTGAGCTGTTCTTTGACTATAATTTACTTCTGTCTCTAACCATGTTCCCCAGTTGCCATGGCCAACAAGCTCTTTAGCTTCTTTTAAGCGTTTGCCTATCTCTAGGCCGCTCTGAAGGAGTATCTTGCCCGCTTGATCTCTGATGATGTTTATCTCTTGCGCTATGATCAATGGTGTTCTGTCGTTAGTTTGCAATTCTGTGCTCATAATCGTTGCTCCTCACTTTGATTGTCTTTTTAGGACCAGTTGATTTCTTCACAACTTGCTTCTCCCACACTTTTAAGAATTTATCAATTTCTTCTGATTTTCTAATCCTGTTCGCTGACTCATATTGCCGGACGCTAAAGGTTTCTGGATTAACTTCTACAGTGAAATACGGAATATTGGGCGAGTCTGCCTTTCTGATCGTGAGTATCAATGTTTTGCCCTCTGACATTCTTTCAATGTATCCAGTTCCTCTTCCAACGCAGTGGCCCAAAATTTGCGACTCTTTAATTATCTCTTTGGTGTTTTTAGCGACGCTCAACACAAGCCCGAATTTGCTGAAGTTTAACCACATAAAATTCTTAGCTGTTTTCTTTATGCCTGCGTTAAACCTTTTGTTTTCCATTGCCTTGGCTCTTATCATCACTTCGTCATGTCTTCTAGCTAAGTCTTTTGGATATAGTAGTATTTCGTCTTTTAGATTGTATTTGAACTTAGCAGCCATCTGGATATAGTCGTCCCACTCTCTTATTATCGCTCTAGCATCTGAGTCTCCCACTGCGCTTTGTTTGTCAATGTAATTAATCATCTTCTGCAAAGATGAATATTTTAAAATGTTTAAAATTCTTCCAAGATCCTGATACACTCTAACGATCCAATTGATTTGATCGATATTTAGCTTTACCTGGCATTGATTTTCAACTTGTCTTAAGACAGCGAGCTCTTTAAGTCCTAGATCGTGCTTTTTCGCCATGAATAGAGCGTATTCATTTAGCCCCATCGATTTTGATTGCATTATTTTGAAATATGTCGTTTTACTGCTGTAGTTCGTATTTAACATGTCTTGTGCAAGTTTGTTGAAACCGCGCCTTACGATCATTTCTAATAGTTTGGATTCTTCAAATTCAAAATAATCCATAGGATCAATTTTCCCGCTAAACAATTCTATGGCGCAATACTGCCATTTGGTTCCTGATATGACTTCCTTTAAATTGAAAGGGTACAGTCTCATATAAGTGTTTCTTGCAGCGCTTGCAGTGCTTGAACTTGAATAATAATACGCTCCATAAGATTCTTCTTTCTTCCAGCGATACTCTTGCTTCTTGAACTCTCCGAACTCATAATGCGTACTTCTTGTTTTTGATTCTTCTAGTGCTGACCTCGACAATTCACTCAGTGAGATTTCTGTGGTTTCGATGCTTGATAGCTTGTCAGGGTGCTTGTATTCGAGCTTTACTTTGAACCTTCTTATCATGATTCCCGAATCAATGCGCTGTGCAAAAGCGAAATAATCATAATCCACGTAATACTTGGCTCGATTTAAGCCTTTGAACTGAATTTTCGACTTGCAACTTGGGCATTCTCCGAAATCGTTGTGCTTTGCTTTCGTAACTGTTGACCTAGTTTTACAGTATGAGCATATGCCTCGCTTTTGTTTAGACTTCTTGTCTGTCTCATAAAAGTACTTCGCGTTGTCCTTTACGATGGCATCGCTAATCCAATCATGTAGATCTGCCGGCAGATAGATGGCTTGATCGTGAATCCTGTTGAGTTCTCTTCTCTCGATGTCATGCTTATAGTGAAGAGCTTGTTTTCTGAGGTTAACTTGATGTTCGTTAATCAAATTAATTCCTACTTTAAATTTAGTTTGATAAAATTTGTTGATTGCTTCATTGTCTGCTTCAGTTTCACATTTAAGATAATCATGTGTGTTTTCGATATCCAAATCCCATCGTTTCACTTCTATGAATCTTAGTAATGTTGATTTGCTCCAAGCGCCTTCGTTGGAATCTAAATAATTGATGGCCACAAAGTCAAATTCCGTAATGAACTGTTGAAAAATGCATCTGTGTCCTTTGTTTTTATTCTTCTTAGTGATGGCGTATGCGCTTATGATCAGTGTTTTTTCATAGATAGTCTCTATTGATGCTTTGATGTAAATGTTCCGTCCGAGCGTTTTAGATTCTAACGGCGTCGGTCGTATGCTTTTAAATTTAGCCTTTATCATATAGCACCTCTAAAATAGTTCGTCGAGATTGATGTCAACTCTCTTGTGGTCTTGCTTCTCGCTGGCCTCCTGTAACATTCCATTCAATTCGATACTCATGTTAAAAGAGATCTTTGCGTTAGGGAAGTAATAGGATGCTGCTCTTTGGTAGACCTCTAAATCAGATATTGAATTTCCTACGCCTTGCAAGACTTTCTTTAGGCATTCTCCAAAAGTACCCTCGCTTGTTCTTACTGCTTCTGAAAATCTTTCGTTCTTGCAAAACTGAATGAGTGTGTCCAACACCGGCCTTGCGATCGCCAACTCTTTCCCGCTTCCTTTGAACTTTGAATGTTCGCTGAGTAGCCTTTCAACGCCCGATAGCCATTCTTTGCTCTCAGGTTCTTCTGTTTTTTCTTTGACTGTTTCAGCTTCAGTTAAGTTATCTTCTGCTTCATTCGCTTCTTCTTCAATCAATTCAGCACACTTTGAACATAACTCAGCTTCAGTCCATCTGCATCCACCCTCACACGCATGATCATCTGTGCATCCACATACTCTACATCTTCTTTCCATATTGTCCTCCTATATTTCGTGAAACTCTAGCTCTTCAAGCACCACGTTCACCGTGCCTCTGATGCCTTTAAGCTTCTCGTTCATGTTTTCTGGATTGATATCTGTTACATACTCCGCAATCTCTTCAATGCATGCAGAGAGCGCAGCCCTTTTGATGCTGCTGAGTAGCTTTCCTCTAAAGTCAGATTCAACCTTTGCAGCTGTCGTTTCGGATTTGGCGATCGGAAGTCTCGGACTTACTGCTTCAACTGCCCCTTTTAGCAATTCCTCATCTGCTTTTGCAATAAGCATTGCATCCACTTTCATCACTTCGTTAGGTGACTTTTTAACATCGATGTTTGGAGCTGTTGCACCTTTTTCGGATTTAGCTTCTTCCATGATGATGTCCACCACACTTTGAACCTTTTCGCTTTTTTTCTGCGCATTACCCTTTTGCTTTTCTACTGTCGCCATCTGAAGAGTTGTCTCTTTGTTTTTAGAACCTTTTGGTCTGCTCACGTTATTTCCTCCCTGTAGAAGTTCATTGATCTGCTCTGGCGTAGCTGTGTACACCACGAGTTCGTTTTCTTTTAGCTTCTTTGTATATTCCATTTCCCTTTGCTTATCTAGTATTGCCATATTTCACCTCTAGTCCTTGCCGGTGTATAGTGCTTTATTGATGATTTCATCTTCGTTGTGATAATTCACCCAATACGGATCAACAACGACCACACTGTTTTTGTTCATGTCAAGAAGCTCAGCCCTTAGGATGCGCCTACCCTCTTTGTCCTTGCGCCATATGATCGCTGACACGCATTTGTATTTACTGCCTTGCCATACTACCGGCTTTTCTGTGGCGAATGCCGTCTTAAGCTCATCTACATTCATCCGCTGTCCTTTCTTAGTCTTAAGTAGATATGATATCCCGTAAACTCGTTGTGCTCGATTCGAATGCCATAATCAGGATCCGTGATGCGCCACCCTGGATACTTCTTTTTCCAGTAGTCGGAATCAACCATTCCCTTTGCGATTCTTTCGAGTTGTCTTTTCGAGTACTTCCTGTCATTCGGTGGAGCTTCCATTGGCCGCTTGAGATTTTGAGAACATGACCAGCGTTTCTTTCGATTAGGTTCTTTTGTCAGGTATGCTGCCAGTGCTGCCAGTCCATTTTCATCGGGCTGAAGGCGATCGGCGTTAATGCGTCCAATCTTCTCGCCTTTCTTTTGGCCCTTCTTACGTTTTTTGCGCCACAGGTTTTCGATGTCGTCTCTCTCTATGCCGCCATTCATGACTATATGGTGGTGTACCCTTATGATCATTTCATGTTTGAACGTCAGCTCAGTGATCAATACATACTTCACCGGGTCCAGTTCCATCTTCTTCCTGAGGTAGTTCACTCGCCTAATGAAGTTCCTTGCTTCCGTTTCGGCTTCTTCCACTGTGTCCGGATGTTCTCCCTGTTTATAGGTACAAGTTACATGCATGTCCTTTTCAGTGAAGTTTGAGTTCAA